AGAACCACATCATGTATTTTCTCGTGGTAGTGGTGGTGGAGATATCAGAGAAAATCTAATTCAATTATGCAGTCAATGTCATGTAAATACACATGCAGGAAACATGCCTAACAAAGAAACTTGTTTAAAAATTATAGCTAAAAGAGAACATACTGATGCGGAAACGATATATGTAATAAATCGTAAAGCAATGGGATATGACATATAAAAGGGTGATAATTTATAACGGGAGGTGATGCGGATACATGGACAAAGAAGACGAAAAGAAATATATAAGGAAGGCAATTGAATATTTAAAGCCAATTAAATCCTGTACATTAGAAATACAATCAGCCAAACGGGAATTACAAAGATTAAGGAGTGATATCACTTCGCTAAGTGCAATAGATTATAGTAAAGATCGTGTATCAGGTGGTGGTATTAAAGAGGGGTTAGAGGCCAGTATAGCTAGGATGTTAGAAAGTGAATCTAAATGCCTTGAGAAAACAAATGCACTGATTCAGCTACGAGAAGAGGCAAGAAAACATATTGAGTGCTTACAATGCGTTGAAGGAAAGATAGCATTGATGCAAGAATATGTTAATGGTATGTCTTTTAAAGGTGTGGTATCATTTATAGGGTATAGTAAAACACAGGTACAGTCATATAAAAAAGAAGCATTAATTGAATTAGGTCAAGAATTGAACCAAATAGTACCAAACTGACCCAAATAGTACCAAACTGGTATTGAGATATGTGATATTATATATATGTGAAAATTGCCACTGAGCAATCATTCACCAAATCACTCAAAACAAAATATTAGGCTCGTGTAACCATTCAGTTATACGGGCCTTTTGTTTTGTACATATGATATACCCCCACCCCCTGGTGCCTATTGAATACACACAACTCACCAATCAATGATTCATGTTTGACATCTTTGAATATATAACTACACAACCTTAAGATACACTTATACCTTGTGAGTTGTGTGTATTGAGTAGGTAATGAAAGGATGTGAACGGTATGCCTAATGTGATATGTCATAAGACTGCATGCTTAGATAATCATCATGGAATGTGTGGTGCTAACAAAATAGTAATAAAAGCTAATGGTTATTGCCGTTCATGTTCGCATGCACACCATATGATGAGACATGTGGATAGGGATGAGGCACGGCACCGTCATGAAGATGAGCGCCGCCTGTCTCATCGTAAAAATAAAAAATAAATTTTAAATATTGAATATATTATTTTAAATTTGGATATTTTTTTACGGGTCCTTCTGGCCAAGGCTGATGCCTTGCGGTGGCCGAGACCCCAAAATTTGCCTAGATTTTAATTTTTTTATGGCCTTGCTAGTGATACAGGTAATGAAAGGAGGCTGATTGATAAGTGAAAATTACAGATGATTTGAAAACAGCAACGGCCTCTCAGTCGAACCTGGCAAAAGCACTTGGACTCTCGCGTCAACGTGTTTCGCAACTGCTTCAAGAAGGGGTTTTAGCAACGGATGAAAAGAATCAAATTTTGGTTATCAAATCCGTTATCAATTATGTCAAATATAAGGGGCAATCTTCTGTCGAAGAGGTAAGCAGTTCCGATGATGCGGTATTCGAGGTTGAAAAGGCCAAGAATGAACGTGCGAAACGCAAGATTGCTGAGTTGAAGTTGGCCAAAATGAACGGCGAAGTGTACTCGGTAGATACTGTAGAACAGGTAATGACAGAAATGCTTGTTAATTTGCGTACACAATTATTAGGATTGCCAACAAAACTAGCGCCACAATTACAGAACGTAACAAAAGAGGAAGCATATAACCTGTTAACGCAAGAAATTGAGGATAAATTGTCCGAATTAAGTGAATATACGCCGTCATTATTCATGGATAGCGATGATGCAGATGAGGAGGAAGTACAAAAATGACAATATTAGATTGCATGATGAAAGCCTTATCTGTTCGTGAACTTCATGAAATACCAGGTGTATTAATGGATGTGTTGCTTGATCATAATAAACTGGAAAGATTAATTGCGAATATGAGTGGTTGTTATTCGTATTCTGGATTATTACAGGAATTTGAAGAAAAAGCAGCAGATAGAAAAAACTATATGCAAGACTATACGCCTCAAAGTGTTATGGATATCGTAGCAGGTATATCCACTAATGGATGCGTAAGAGATGTATGTGCTGGTATAGGTGGTCTTTCGTTAGCTAAGTATAAGAATAATCCAGATGTGGTATTACAACTTGAGGAATATTCTAAAAATGCAATATGTTTTTTACTGTTTAATTTAGTAATGAACAGAGTCCCTGCTGTTGTAATAGAACGAAATGTACTAACTCAAGAAAATATAGTGAAATATAAGGTAGAGATTAGTAATCAAGCGCCACAGATTATTAAAGAAGTATGTATAGATGAAGGTACATATAAGGCAGATACAATTATTAGTAATCCTCCATATAGTCTATCGTGGGTGCCTGTTAATGATGAACGTTTTGATGGGTATAAATTAGCGCCAAAAAGTAAAGCAGATTATGCTTTTATTTTAGATGGTATTTATTCTCTTAAAAATAACGGGACAGCAGTATTCATTTTACCGCATGGTGTCTTATTTCGCGGACAAGCTGAAGGTGATATCCGTCAAAATTTGATTAAAAACAATTTGCTTGATGCGGTTATAGGATTGCCATCTAATTTATTTACTAATACAGGTATTCCTGTATGTATACTTGTATTTAAGAAAAATAGGGTAGATAACGATATATTATTTATCGATGCTCAAAAAGATTTCGTTAAGGATAAAAGCAAAAATATAATGACATCAGAACAGGTGTTAAAAGTTATTAATACTTATAACAATCGTTCTGATATTGACAAGTATTCAAGAAAAGTTAGTATTTCTGAAATAGAAGAAAACAATTATAACTTGAATATACCTAGATATATTGATAGTTTTGAGCCTGAAGAAATACCAGATGCGGTACAGCTTGCTAAAGAACTTAACGAAATTAATCGAGAAAGTCGGACGTTGGGCTTAGAAATTGCGGAGATGTTAAAGCAATTAGTTTGTACGGATCCTGATGCAAAGAAAGAGCATGATGAATTTGTAAAAGAATTTACAGAGTTTTTGATATCTTCTGAAAGTGCTTGTACAATCGAGGAGCAAGAAGCTGTGATAAAAAAAATAGAAGATGTTAAGAAGTATTTACTTCAAAAGATGTTTGTGTAATGTTAAAAAATTACAAGAAATTTAAAATTACAGAAGTTGCTGATATACTTGGACGGCCTAAGAAAAATCAAATGTATCCGGAAGGTTGTATTTGCTTGCAAGTATCTGCAAGTAAAGGTGAACTATTATATTTAGATACATCACAACAAGTTGATGCAAAATATGTGGTGATTAAACCAAGAAATGTAATTCCCTTTTATTTATATTTAATGATAGAAAAGGCAATGCCTGAATTCATATATAAATATAGGCAAGGACTAAATATATCAGCACATGACATAAAACATATGGAGGTAGTGTGTCATACGGATGTCGAAACTCAGGCATTAATAGCTATGATGTTTACATCTATAAATGGTACAAGGTTAAGCGTACAAATGGGTGCGCTTTTTTAATGCAAAAAAGGAGGTGATAGCATGAAAACGGCAAAAGAATTGTGGCAATATGTTTCTAAAATGGGCCTAAAACCACTACCAAAAACCAGTGTTAGCCAATGGGCTGACGATTATCGCATGCTATCACAAGGCCTTTCGGCTGAACCAGGACGATGGAAAACGAGTAGAGCACCCTATCAAAAGGATATTATGGATGCTTTCACGCAACCTGGTATCAATCGGGTAGTGGTTAAGAGCGCCAGTCAAGTTGGAAAATCAGATATCATGAACAATGTGCTAGGGCGATACGCTCATCTTGACCCATGTGCGATCATGATGATTCAACCGACTATCGAATTAGCTCAAGATTATTCAAAGTCTCGTATCTCTCCGATGATCCGCGATACGAAAGTACTATCACAAGTATTTTACGAAACGAAATCAGAAGACGGGGCCAAGACACGAGATGGTAAGAACACAATATTATCTAAACTCTTCCCTGGTGGCCGTCTTATCATGTGCGGGGCGAACAGTCCGGCCGGATTGGCATCACGTCCTGTACGTGTGCTACTAGCGGACGAAGTAGACCGCTTCCCAGATAGTGCTGGCACAGAAGGTGACCCAGTAGACCTTGCTGCCAAACGTATGACAACGTTCTGGAACAGGGTAATGGGGTTATTCTCCACACCAACGAATGAAGGTAGCTCACGAATTGATGTAGAGTATCAAACAGGTACGCAAGAAGAGTGGCAACATGAGTGCCCTAATTGTGGTGAGTACCATTTGATACGACACACTGAGATGGAATGTGAGACCGAGGAACACAAGGACGCTAAAGGGCGGAAGATTGTGGTAGTCAGTGATGTGAAATGGCGATGCCCTGATTGTGGGTCTACATTCTCTGAAGATGAAATGCGAAAGGTTCCTCAAAAGTACATATCGAAAAACCCAGCTGCGTTGCACAATGGCATACGCAGTTTTTTTGTAAATGGATTCACGTCTCCGTGGCTAACCTGGAATGACATCATGAGGGAATGGTTAGAGGCTAAAGGCGACCCTACACGTGAGAAGGTAGTCATGAATACACGTTTCGGTGAGTCATACGTACAACAAGGTGCCTTTGAAGACTATCAACAATTCATTAGGCGCCGTGAGAAGTACGGCGCAGACCTTCCAGACGGTGTATTGCTTTTAACTGGTGCCGTTGATACACAAGACAATCGGCTAGAATATGAAATCACCGGTTGGGGATATGGTGAAGAATGTTGGGGGATATGTAAGGGCGTAATCCTTGGGGAACCGGATAATAAAGCAACATGGGATGCACTTGATGCGGTGCTTGATAAAGTATACCGATTTAAGAATGGAACAGGCCTTAAAGTAGCACGTGCTTTCATTGACTCCGGCGGTCACTACACATCAAAAGTATACGAATATTGTGAAAAGAACTTCAGCAAGCAACGATTTGCCATCAAAGGTACAGCCGGAACACCTGGCATACCTTTGAATTATAAGATTGGTAAAGCTTCAGGAAGCAAGATTCCACTTGTAATGCTAGGTGTAGACGATGGAAAACAACAGGTAATGAACCGATTGGCCATCGAAGAACCTGGCGCGAAGTACTTTCATTTCCCTTTGGATGAAGAATTTCTAGGAACAAGAGGGTACGACGAGCTGTATTTTAAAGGGATTATCTCGGAACACAAGAAGAAAGTTAAACGTAAGGGCGTTATCCATGAAATATGGGAACCTACAGCAGGGGTTCGTAATGAACCTTTGGACTTACGTGTCTATAACTTAGCATGTATGAACTCAATCCATCCTGATTGGGATAGATTGGCGGAAGTAGTCAAAGGTGGAGGCCATTCCACTACAACAGTAACTACTCCACGAAAGAAACCAATGCGGAAACGTGTTCGTAGGGCTAGTAAAGTAGCAGATATTTAGGAGGATGTATGGCAACTAGTTATTCAAGTAAGCCAAGGCTCATTGATGTACGGTTAGAGTGGTACGTCAAGGCTGAGGAAGCAATATTGACTGGCCAAAGCTATACAATCGGAAATCGGACTCTTACAAGGGCAAATTTAGCCGAAGTAAGAAAAATGATTGATGATTTAGTGGCAAGAGGCGCCAAATTACCAGGAATGGATACCGATAATGGGCGTGGAAACCGGTCAAAACGGGTAGTTTTTAGGGATTAGGAGGCTAAAATGGCGAGAAAAAACAAGAAATTTAGCGCTAAAATAGGCACTCCGAGGGCTAAAAATAGCGGATATAGTGAGGGCGGTGCCTCTCATAATAACAAATCATTGAAGGGATATAACCCTAGAAAACTGGGTTATAAGGCTGATATTGGTGCAAATCTATCAATTTTACGTGACAGATCCGCAGATTTAGCCATCAATACACCAGTCGGGACGGCTGCAATCAATACGAGTACCACTCATACAGTTGGTGCGGGCCTGAATGTGTTCCCTAGACCTAAGTTTCAAATCTTGGGAATCAGTGCAGAGGAGGCTAGGACATGGGCTCGTAATGTTCGCGCTGAATTTGATTTATGGGCGGAATCAAAAGACTGTGATATTTACCGCAAAAACAATTTATATGACATGCAAAGCATTGCATATCAAGGATATCTTACAGATGGTGATAGTTTCGCAGTGTTCAGACGTAAGCCAACTACACCAGATATGCCATATACATTGCGTCTTCAATTAATTGAAGGTAATCGTGTAAGTAATCCGCTTACTAATTCCACATATGTTACAGGTGACCCAACTGGTGTTGAAGCGCTTAACCCAGATAATGGGAACCGCATATTGAATGGTGTAGAAATTGATACTGACGGTGCAATTGTAGCCTACTGGGTATCTAATCAAGTACCAGGCGAACCAATTACAAGTGTATTAACTACATGGGCAAGGGTTGAAGCATATGGCAAGCGTACAAGCATTCCGAATGTACTGCAAATCAGTAATGATACTAGACCGGAGCAGTACCGAGGAGTGCCTTATTTAGCTCCGGTCATTGAAACATTAAAGCAAGTGTATCGATACACAAATGCAGAGCTCACCTCTGCCATTATTAAATCGTACTTTGCACTATTTTTTACGGAAGCAGTTACAAATTCAGGTTCGTTAAATGATATGTTGGCCGACAATGGTGTTGATGATCCGACGGAACCAGTAGTCGATGTATCAGAATACAATTTGGGACCTGGTACATTAAATGCCTTGCCGAAAGGCGTGGATGTTAAGAGTGTGGATGCCTCTAATGCTCAATCTACTTTTGAAGTATTTAGTACGCAACTCATCAAACAAGTAGGTGCTGCACTTAATCAGCCTTACGAAGTATTGATGAAGAACTTTAATTCCTCGTATTCTGCAAGCCGTGCAGCAATGTTACAAGCTTGGGAAGAATATAAACTACGGCGCAAGTGGTTTGCTCGTGACTTCTGTCAACCAATCTATGAGGTATGGCTAATGGAGGCTGTAGCGAATGGACGAATTGAAGCGCCTGGTTTCTTTGATGATCCATTGATTCGAAAAGCATGGTGCAATGCTGATTGGTTTGGACCTACTATGTCAATTCTTGACCCTGTTAAGGATATGAACGGTAGTACACTTCGCGTTCAGAATGGTGTTTCCACTCGTGAACGTGAAGCGGCAGAAATGACAGGGACAGACCTTGAAGAAAACATTGCACAACTTGCGTTTGAAAAACAACTCATGGAGAAATATGGCATGGGGCTAGCTGATGCGGTTAATCCTTCCGTTGGCTCTAAATCTGAAGTGAAAGGAGGTGAAGAGGATGAATAAATTTTGGTCTGTTAAGAATTTTGTAAATCAAGATGGTACCGGTCAATCTGAATTGATTTTGTATGGTGATATTTCTGACACCTCTTGGTGGGGTGATGAAATTACACCACGTGAATTTGCAAGTGACTTGGCTAGTTGTAATGGTAATGACTTAACAATGCGCATCAACTCTGGCGGTGGTGACGTGTTCGCAGCGCAAGCCATTCACAATATGATTAAGACTTACACCGGCAACGTAACAGCACACATTGATGGACTGTGCGCAAGCGCAGCTACGATTATTGCGTCCGCTGCCGATAAGGTAATTATGCCAAGCAATGCCTTGTACATGATTCACAATCCATCCGTATATCTAGGTGATAGCTTTGATGCGGACGGCTTAACTAAAATGGCTAACTATTTGGCGAGTGTTAAACAAACAATTGCAAACGTTTATTTGAGCCGTAGTGACGTTTTGACATCTGAACAGGTAAATACACTTATGGATGATGAAACTTGGCTCACAGCGGATGAGGCGAAGTCCTACGGCCTAATTGATGAAGTAGATACGGCGATTACGGATAAGGCTGTTATGAATAACGGAATGGTTATCGTTAATAAAGTATCTTGCAAGTACTCGGCCAAGAATGAAGCAAAAATCAAACAATTTTTAACAAGCAAGGAGAAACCTATGACTGAAAACCAATTCATGGCAAGCTTAAAAGGTTTGCTAGGTATTTCTACAAATGAACCTGCAGAAAACGCAGCAGTAACAGCAGAACGCGAACGCGTTGAAGCATTAAATGCGTTAAAAGGTGACAATGAAGTCATCAATCGTTTAGTTGATGTAGCTGTTAAAGAAGGTAAAACAGTAGATGAAGTAACACCTTTCAT